CCCAGCAACTTTGCTGCATGCAATGGCCAAACTGTAACTGGTGCAGGAGGGGTTTCCATCACTACACCTGATTTAAGAACATATACACAAGGCCCTACTACATATATTCAAAGAATCAGTTAAAAAACCGGGCGTTTTTTATTATTTTCCGTGATACAGTGTAAATATCGTTGAGTCTGTAAGCTTTTTAACAAGGAGCATGAAATGAGTAAAACAAAGTTAGAGAAGGTTTTAGAACACCTTCTAAATAATGAAGAGGGTCAAGCTAAAGCACTATTGCATCAAATCTTTATTGAAAAAGCTCGTGCTATTCATGAAGAACTGATGACACATGAAGAAGACGACATGATGGAAATTCATGGCAGTGGCGACCAAGGCGAAGACTTCATGCATGACGTTAAAGAAATGTCTGACGACATTTCTGATGACGATGCTGAAATTGAGTTTGAAGAAGTCATGAGCGAAGAAGATGATGACATGATGGACATGGAAACTGAAGTTTCAGACGAAACTGAAGATGACATGGAAGACATGACAGACATGGGCGACATGGAAGGCGCAGCTGACCATGGCGGTGAATTAAGCGGCATGGAAAAGGGTATTGATGCTTTGACCAAAGCTCTAGAAGAACTAGAAGCTGAGTTTGAACGTATTAAAGACCAAGGCGGCGAACAAGACCTTGAAGGTGATGAAGATCTAGAAGCCGACGAAACAGAAGTTGACATTATGGATCAACCTGAGGGTGAAGAAGAAGGTGAAGAAGAAGAGGTTGAGGAAGTTGAGGAAGATTGGGATGCACTAAGTGAGGCCGTGAGCCTTGACGTAGTGGATCAAAATCCCATGCAAAGCCAAAAAACCCCTGGTGAAGTTGGTAGCGGTAAGTTTGCTAGCGACGTAGGTGCTCGTGCCAAAAGCCCAGTTCCAGCCAGTCAAAAAGAACGCATGGGTGCAAAGCCTGTTGATCCCACAAAAGGTGGTCATCACAGCGGTTACAATCGTGAATCTGCTCCCAGCAGTGCAACACTAAAGCATACCCAAGGTGACAACCGTCGCAAAAAGGCTACTGATCACATGGGACATGTAAGCAAAGAAGGCGCAAGCGGTGCTATCCTTAACAAAAGCACTGAAGGCAACAAAAAGAGCCCACTAACTCGCGCTCCTGCAAAATAAACTACTTACTGTAGTTTTTGTGAAAAACGGCTGGTAACACAGCCGTTTTTCCTTTTTGAATAAACCAAATCCCAAGAAACAACAGAAAACCACACTATTTTTTAATGGTTTAGACCCCGGCTACTAAATATCTCTGACAAAGAATGTCCGAGGATGAAAATGACAAGCGCTCTGCTTATTGAACATCTTACATATGAACGAGCCGCTGCTGAAGTTTTAACTGAAACAGATGGCAATGGTCAAACTAAACACATGTATATGAAAGGGATCTTCATTGAAGGTTCCCGCAGAAACCAAAATGGCAGAGTTTATCCTGCCCCAGAAATACGTCGAGCAGTAGAGCAAATAAAAGAACAAATTCGCAAAAACAACAGTGTTTTAGGCGAATGCGATCATCCTCAAGAACTACAGATTCATTTAGACCGTGTCAGCCACAAAATCACAGACATGTGGATGGACGGAGATAATGGGATTGGCAAGTTGCAAATACTACCTACACCAGTGGGTAATATTATAAAAACTTTGCTGGAATGCGGTTGCAAACTTGGCGTTAGCAGCCGTGGTAGTGGTAACGTTGATGACGAAGGTCGAGTAAGCGACTTTGATATGCTTACAGTGGACATTGTTGCCAACCCCAGTGCACCTAATGCTTATCCCACTCCAGTGTATGAACAACTAATGAATCGCAGACATGGATATCGGACTCTGGATCTAGCACAAAGCGTCAGGCACGACCCCAAGGCTCAAAAGCACTTGAAGTCCGCCTTGCTAAGCTGGATTGATGATCTGAAACTTTAAAAGGAGCGACCGTCCAATGGAAACTACATTGAAAGATCTCCTGGAGAACACAGCATTGGGTGATGAACTCAAAGCCACACTCCAGGAGGCTTTTGAAAATAAAATTCGCAGCATGGAGACCCGTCTTCATGAGGACTACGCTGCTCGTTATCAAAATGACAAAGCAGTGTTAGTGGAAGCCATGGACCGGATGTTGAATGACACTATTCGTAGCGAACTCGGTGAGTTTGCTGAAGATCGTGCAAAATTGCGTACTGCAACAAAGACATCTAGCCAACGTTACAATGCTCGTTTGCGTGAGCACATGAAGGCGATTAATGCATTTGTTGCACGTCAACTCAATGAAGAGCTGACGGAATTTGTAAAAGATCGTCGTCAACTAAAAGTTCAACGTCACCAAATGGCAAAAGAACTTGAGAATATTCGTGAAAACACCAGCTTGGAATACAGTCAACGTGTTCGCAAACTGGAAGAATTCATTCTCAAACAACTAAGCGAGGAAATAGCTGAATTCCATGCTGACAAGAAGGCACTTGTAGAACAACGTGTCAAGCTTGCACAGCAAGGACGTCAACGTATTGAAGAAACTCGCGCGCAATTCATTAATCGAGCCAAAAATCTTGTTGAAGGCACTCTAAACACTGTAATTCGTGAAGAACTCAGTCAATGGCGTGATGACATCAAAGTTGCAAGAGAAAACAACTTTGGACGCAAGATATTTGAAGCATATGCAGCAGAGTATATGAACAGCTATCTAGCTGAACATAGCGAAGTTCGCAAGCTGACTCGTCAACTTACTGAAACCAACGGTCGTTTAGACACGGCTCTACGTCATGTAGACCGTCAAAAACAAGCTCAGACTCGTTTGGTGGAAGATGCACAAGCTCGCATAAAAACTGCTGAAGACCGTGCCCAGCGCATGGTAATCCTGCAGGAAATCACAGCCCCATTGGGCCGTGAAAAACGAGCAGTGATGGAAGATTTGTTGAAAGGCATCCGCACACAAAACCTGCGCGAAGCATTCAACAGATATCTACCCACTGTCATGCAGGGTAATGTTGCTCCTGCTGGTCGTGGCAAACAAGCCCTTGCTGAATCACAAACACAAGAAAAGCGAGCAGTGGTAACAGGCAACAGAACCAATAAACTTGCAGAATCAGTATCAGAAGAAACTCAGGCTGACCTGGGCCAAATTCTGTATCTGGCAGGTATTCATAGAGAATAAGGAGAACTAATAAAATGAGTAAAAATCTCTTTGAGACACACTGGGCAGCTACAAAACAGGCCCTATGCGAAGGTCTCAGTGGTAACCGTAAAAAAGTCATGGACGTAGTCCTTGACAACACCAAGCGTGAACTAAACAAAATGAGTGGCATCTTGTTTGAGACTGCCAGTCCCGGTAGCACAAGCGCCGGTAACATCGCAACCCTGAACAAGGTTATTTTGCCTGTTATCCGTCGTGTAATGCCAACTGTTATTGCTAACGAAATCATTGGCGTACAGCCCATGACTGGTCCTGTGGGCCAAATCCACACCCTGCGTGTGCGTTATGCTGATACATTTGGTACACCAAATGCAGTAGCAGCTGGAACTGAAGCTCTCAGCCCATTCGACATTGCACGCTTCTATAGCGGTAATGGCAACAGCACAACTCCTCGCGCTGCACCAACCAGCGTGCTAGAAGGTACAGCTGGCAAGAGACTGAACATCCAAATCTTGAAGGAAACAGTGGAAGCCAAGACACGCAAGTTGTCAGCTCGCTGGACCTTTGAAGCTGCTCAAGATGCACAAGCCCAACAAGGCATTGACATCGAAGCAGAAATCATGGCTGCTTTGGCTCAAGAAATCACAGCTGAAATTGACCAAGAAATCTTGACCAGCTTGCGTACATTGGCTGGCACAACACTAACTTATGACCAAGGTGCTGTAAGCGGTACTGCAACATACGTTGGTGACGAACATGCTGCTCTAGCAGTGTTGATCAACCGTGGTGCAAACTTGATTGCTGCCCGCACACGTCGTGGTGCAGGTAACTGGGTTGTGGTAAGCCCCACAGCTTTGACAATCCTGCAAAGCGCAACAACTTCAGCTTTTGCTCGCACAACCGAAGGTACATTTGAAGCACCAACCAACACCAAGTTCGTTGGCACTTTGAACAACACCATGCGCGTGTATGTTGACCAATATGCTGCTGACGACACAAACGTATTGGTTGGTTACAAAGGCCCTGGCGAAATCGACGCGGCGGCATATTATTGCCCATACGTTCCTCTAACAAGCAGTGGTGTGATCATTGACCCCACAACTTTTGAACCAGTTGTGAGCTTTATGTCACGTTACGGCTATTTGGAACTCAGCAACACAGCATCAAGCCTTGGCAATGCTGCTGACTACTTGGCTGGTATTTCCATTAACACAGCTAACTTGAAGTTTATTTAAGTTACTCAGCAAGTATCCTGCTTGTTGTGAACAATAGAAAATCCGGGAGAAATCCCGGATTTTTTTGTACATAAATCTTTATGCAAGTGTTATTTTTTGTTCCATGCCCATACTGCATTGCCACAATCCCATATCCGATCTAATCCTGCAAGCTTGGCCATGGAATATTCGTCTGTAACAGCAGTAAAATCAATCATAGGAAACTTCCTTAAGATATTGTCCTTGGTAAAGTTCGAACGATGATATAATTTATATTCATTATTTTTAAAGTACCAATATCCCACGCTGGTATCTTTATTTCGAATAAAACCTAGATATTTTAAATAATCGCCTTCCCCGTATCGTAGATTACTGTAACTTAGAATACTAGTGGGATTATAACTTTTGATAAATGTTGAAAATAGTTTACCAGCAACACCTGGATAGTTTTTACCGTTAGTTGCGAATCTAACCATTTCCCACTCTTGTAAAAGCTTTGCAGAATTAACTCGATTATTTTTACCAAATGTCATAACAGCGACTAGTTCATCACGATAAAAAGCACCAAATTTTGTTGATGTATTTGCATATCCGTCAATGTGAAACACCTCTAGAAACTGCTTAGCGATGTTTGTATCAATTTCTTTTATTGCTAACTTCCTAGCACCGATACCAGTTTCAGATCTTTTAACGAGATGTTTAATGCGCGACAGAACTATATTTGGTCGGTGTATCCATTCATTTTCAAATATAGTAACTAATTTTATACCAGCTTCTTTACATTGTAAATACTTTTCCCTATGGTATTTCCTATTTAGGTAGACAGATTCTGAATGATAATATAATCCGCAATATTCTATTGCAACATTTAATGAAGCACTATAGAAATCCAGTTCCTTGCCTTTTAGTATTTTCCTATCTTTTTTAAAATCATCACAGCCCAATGATGTTAGGTATTCTCTTAGTTGTAACTCTGGAGATGACTGATGAGGCTTTCTAAGTTCAAATCTATGTAGTTGTTTAAATATCGCACCATCACTTACACCTAGTTTAGATGAAATATCAGAAATAGGCATACTTAGAAATAGTTCTTTTAACAATTCTTTATCATTTAAGATTTCAATAGTTTTAGGTGAATAATGTAGCTTGGCAACGTTATCAACGCCATATTTCAGTAATGTAGTTTGCTTAATTTTATCTTTGGTAACTTGGCAGTGCATTGGATTGTTGATTTTTAACTTTGCTCGATTTTCTAATATTTGGCTGGGATTGATGATATCATCACCATATATTTGTTGTAATGTTTTTCTAGCTTTGGCTTTGGTATTGGGATTGGCTAGTCCTACCCCGCCTTGACTTTTCATTTTGGCGATTCTGCGTTGAGTTGCTGCTGATTTAGCATGATCACATGATCGTGAACAGAACTCGCGATAGCCTGTTTTTATGCTGACAAATGTTAAAGCTTGACCACATGCACACAGAGGTGGGTGTTCCAAACCATTCACATAACAATAGATTTTTTCACTCCAGTTGGAACATGATGCGCTTGCGGTCCATGCTGTTACAGCGAGTGCTAGGTCCTTGTTGCTTTTTACTCGTGTAGCTATGCCGTCAGGCGCATGCGAGCTTAACAAGTGTTGAATTTGTGAAACAAAAGGGTCATGTGTATTTGATGCCATAACTATATTTACTGTTCTAAATCATAAAAAGCTAGAGTTGAGAAAATGTTTTGACAACTGTGAAATCATGTGCAAGAATAACATAGTATTAAAGAGGTCCCATGCAACGCCTAGCTGATTTGAAAACTGAAGTTTTGCCATTTAATGGACTTGAGCTTCATATGACCAAACAAGACTTTTGGAGCAGCAAGCTACGTTTGCAAAATGACAACTGGTTGTTTCGCAAATGGTGGCCAGTATGGCAAGAACTGGGCCTCCACGGTCCAGGTCATTTGCTAGATGTAGGTGCAAACTATGGTGTAGCCAGTTGGGAGTTTTTATCTCAAGGGTTTGTTACTTCCACAGAAATGTTTGAACCCATACAAGAAAACTGTGAATCTATTACTAGGACATATCATGCAACTGAGGTTGCATGGAAGTTGCATAACACTGCTGTAGGTGAAACTTCAGGTGTTGTAGAGTTTGCATGGAATAAAACACAAACAGGCACCAGCCATGTTGTCCAACAGGGACAAGGTAATCGCCAAGTGCCTATTGTGAACCTTGACAGTTTAACACTGGATCCTGTTAAACTTATGAAAATTGACGTGGAAGGTCATGAACTGGCAGTATTGCAAGGGGCCACGCAGCTTCTTGAGCGTGATCAACCTTGGATATTTTTTGAGTGCAATCACAAAACGCCTGATGAACTTGCACGCAGTCATGAAGCTATACAGTGGTTGACAGAACATGGTTACACATGTATCAGTGCCAGCCAACATGTGATATCACACAAGCAACATGTGCAAATCAGTAACTTGGCTAGTGATGTAATTTTGTCACGAGTAAACGACCTGCTGGCTGTGCCCACCTGGCGTGCACACAACCACAACTTCCGAAACATAAACTTGAATCAAATATGGCAACAACAGTTAGACCGTATGTCGGGAACAATAACATGGCAGGATAATGTTCCATGGGCTCCAGCACCAGCGGCCAAAGTACCTGACTTATTGCCCTATGTTCAAGATGGTCAACGGTATCAACCGTCCAAAAGTAATAGAGTTTATCAACTACTGGACAATCAAGTGCTGGTTACAGAAAAGTTTTTCCTAGAGTTTCCGCGTCCTCAAACTGTCACATCAAGTTTATTCTTTTAGCCACAAATAGCCTCGTAAAATACTAAATACTGGGTATTTTTACGAGGCCCTTATGCTCATATCTGAAATTTTATATAGTCCACTGCCTTATTTGATGGAAGGCGGCAATGTAAGCAGCAAAAGTCCTGGTTGGAAAGGTGCGCAAGATCAAGCCGCGCAAGAAATTGATCTCAAACTGCATAATAGAGATTTCATGGTCAAACAACTGAGAAAGTTGTTTGCTGCTCAAAATAAAAGCTTTCGCGAAGCCACAGGCAAGTATATTTGGGCACCCAGTTTGCTGACAAGTGGAGACATGTTTAGTGGAAGCAGTGTGCATTTTTTCAATATCAAAAAAATTAACACTGAAGATTTCCTAAACAAACTGAAAAAAACCAAAGTTGGTGATATTGATACCCAAGTTGATCAAAATCTTGGTGAGGAATTAGCCACTTGGTTGGAAAGTATCATAGGGCAAAAAGTTGGAAACGGTGTGCTTTTGGGATTCAACAGTTCCTTAAGCAGTATTTGGTTGCTAGATGATCCTGTTGTGCGTGTGCAAGTGGACTACGAGCTGGGTCCTTATGATACCAAAACTAAAAAGCCCACTGAATGGTTTGCTTACAGTCACAGCAGCCATTATGACGACATGGAAGTAGGCATTAAAGGTGTATTCCACAAGTATATAAATCGCGCCCTAGTGCAAGCACATCAAACCAAAAAGTATGTTGCAAAAGTTCAAAAACGTGGCGTTAAAATAAGTGATGAGCCTGTTCAAGACAGCAACTATAGTTTTGCTGTGACCAGTGCTCAAGGTGGTGGCCTTAGTTTGAAATACCGTCCTTACCTTGATCCTCAAACAGGTGAGCCTGCCACCAAAAAGAATATTCCCATAATGCAATATATTGAAACAGCAGATAGACATTATGTGCAAAACCTTGATCAGCAGTTTGAACTGATGTTTGGACGTAAACGCACGGAAGCTGATAGAAAACTGCAAGGTAGTTTTGTTGGCACAATTCAACTTATGAACAAGTATCTAAAACCCGAACAAAACCGTGCTGTAGTCGAAGCGTTTTATGATATTTTGTTTGGTGCTGGGGCACAAATGATCACAAAAGACGATCCGCAACGTGACCGCGATACCAAGTTCGCTGCTATTGACATCATGCTTTTGGGAACCAAAGACCACAAACCACTTAAAGTGCCAAATTCAACTCAACTGCGTCAGCAAGCTGTAAACATGGCAATAGATTACGAAAGCAAGTTTCGTAGCAGACAAAAAGAAAAAGGCATAATACAAGAAGCTCAAGATACACCTAGTTTTGCTAGAAAAGGTGTTCAACACATTTACAGTAGACTGCCTGACGGCCGTGCCAGCAGCATGGAGATGAAGGACGCAGATTTTATTAAACTTTGTCAGGAAATAGCTCAACTTGGTGGCAACTTGGATGATGTGCCTATTAACTTGAAAGTTGACGGGGCTGGCATACGTTTTGGTAGAGATCAAAAAGGCCAACCATTTTTTATGACTAGCAGGGTGGATCGACCAATATATGCCGAGGACCAAGGATTTTTCTCTAAATATGCAAAAGAACAAGGTCAAAATCAAGAACAACAAGCTCGAGCACGCAACTACGATCAAGTTTTGAAAATCATTACTGGCAGTGACTTTATCAAGAAAGTTCCAGTTAACACATTGGTTCAAGCGGAAATGTTATATAGGCCCATGGCCCAGCAAACTGAGGATGGTTTAAAGTTTGTTAATATCAGTTACGATCCCAAGGAACTTGGTAAGGTTATGACCTTGGTGCCATTTGCTTTTAAAAAGTTCAGCACAGGCACTGAACTACCTGAACAGCAATCCGCAGAAATCAAAAAGCAGTTGACGGACGCCAGCACAAGTGATGTAAAAATAATCAACAACCAACTGGAACATTCTGGATTGGATGTCGAGAAAATAGTTGAGCCGGTTGCGGACCTTGATCCCAAAAATCGTGTTGCAAACAAAGACAAACTTGATGCTGCTAGAGAAAAGCTCAGTCAAACAATTTTGACCAGTCCCAAACTAAGAGGTAAAAATGTTCTTGGCAATACCATGGAAGGCATTATTGTCAACATGCCCAGTGGACAAGTGTTTAAAGTAACATCACCTCAAATGAAACAAGCCATGGCTGCCAAGGCCCCACCTGCTGTGAAAGGCAAGGCAAAAACTGCTGTAGTAGCTATTGGAAGTTTTGTGGGACACAAAGGTCATCAAGAGCTGTGGAGGCTTACAAAAGAACAAGCACAAAAACTCCAAGCCGATCCTTATTTGTTCATAGGCAATGCTGTGGGAGTTGATGATCCCATACCACCCTCTGTTAAAACACAAACTTGGCACAAGCTAGATCCTGAATATGCCTCGAATATCAGTGCTGTTCAACAAGGAGGATCACTTATGCAAAAGATCAAGCATGAGTTGGTCAATCCACGTCGGGGACAAGCTCCTCGCTATGATAACGTTGTTATAATGGTTGGTGAAGATCAGAAAGACATGCCATTGGCACAAGCTATAATGAAATCTGTGAATAAGTTTCCTGGCTATGAACATGTCAAAGTCTCTCTTAATCCCACGCCGCGAACAACTGGCATGAGTTTTACCAAACTGAGAAACATCCTTAAAGATCCTCAAGCAAGTGACAAACAACAATATAATGTGTGGAGTCAAGGTTTTGATGAAACCGCTCTGGGGCAAGATTGGATCAAGTATCTCATGGACATAACTCGCAAGGGCATGGGTGTTAGCCACAAACCACAACGTGATGAAAGTCGTTCTATCTTCCAAGAAGTCACAATGAAAGCAGGTCAGTAAATGCGACACCAGGAATTTATTCAACCACTTTGGGAAGCAAAAGGTTTATTTGGTCGCAAGCCTGGCGATGTTTTTACTGATGATAACAATCAATCAGCTCGCTTTACCAAAATAACCATGTATCCTGATAAGGATAGTTTTCCAGATATTGACCAATGTGATCAAGCCAAGCTGCAAATAGAAAAACAAACTGGGCAAAAAATCCTATGGGTTAATGCTCGTAACAAAAATTATCTAGCATTTGCTGTAGCAGAACTGGTTTTAGATAATGGCGAACCCATGCTTTGGGGTCGTCACTATCAAAGCGTTCCCAAAAACCTAATAGGCAGTTGGGGTAATAATGAAACTCCCGGCACTTGGCATTTGCAAACTCGCAGTGCCAAGAAAATGAAAACTGGACTAACACCTCAAGATTTGATAGGTAGTGAACAGGCATTTGCAAACACTGCACAACTACTAGATTGGATTGAAAGTCGCGGTGCTAATGAAGAAATCATGGCAGGACTACGTCAGCTAGCTCAAGGTCAAATGCCGGTATTTGAGAATCAAGCAGAAAATCTTGAAGCTATTAGAGACTACCTTGGTGAAATCATGCAGCCTATTGCACTTTGGCAGGGAATGATCGGAGGCGATGCTGACTTGGCCAGACGTGAAGTGCTACGGGCACCTTGGAAGTCATGTCAAGTTCAATGGCCTCAAGGAAAAAACAACAACTTGGTAGACAGCAACTTTGTGAGCAAAAAAGGTGCTGTGCTGGGAATCAGCAGCAAAGGTGCCAGCGGGGCCAATGCAAGCAGTGCAAATATTTGGTCAGCTATTGTGAAAGCACAGCAAAACAATCGCAATGATTTGCTAGAAGAACATGCTGACATGATTGATATCATGCAAGTTATTAATGACAACTCTGCAGAAGAAGGACCCCTGGCGTTGGCTTTGCGTTTTGAGCTGATAACAACCAAACTAGCAAATGAAATTCGCTCAGTGGTGCAAAAAGACCTAACTGAGTCCAGCAAGCTATCTAAAGCAGCACAAGCTTTGTTTAATGAATATGGCAGTAAACAAGACGTACCAGGATTCAAAGTAGGTTATGTTTTGATTGCCAATGTAGCCAAAAATGTAAGTAAACATATCAATCTGATTCCATCGTTTGGTGAAGGTTGCTTGGCATTTTTAAACCAAGCTAGTATTTTGCAAGTTTATACACAAGCTCGTGTTCAAGGTAACAATGTTGCTGTAACTGGATTTTCTGCCATATATCCACCAGAATATAATGGCACAGTATATCTTGATGCAGGCAAAAGCTATTTCAGCAGCAGAATATCAGGTAAAATCAGTTTCAAATACAAGCCATTCAAATCTTCATAAATATTTGAAACTAGGAGTAGGCAATGGCAAAACTGAGTTTATGGCGCGGATTAGGCACCAAAACTCTTGACTACAAGTTTACTGACAAAATAATAGCTCAACAGTACCAAGTTGGTGGAGTGGAGTTTTATTTACATAAGTATCTGGGTCCCAACCCCAATGTTGCGGTTACGGACACCACTGTGAACCTAGATTTCACTGGTGCAGATTCCCGTGATCTTACCATTCAAGACGTGCTAAACATGGAAATAAGAGATCGTAGTTACGATCCCGACGTTTACAGTATTCGCGGACATTATGCTGTTAGTGATCAAGAATTTGATTTGCGACAGTTTGGCTTGTTTTTAAGTAACGAAACCCTTTTTATCACGTTTCACATGAACACCATGGTTGATTTAGTGGGGCGACGTATTACAGCTGGCGATGTTCTAGAGATCTTGAATCAACGTGATGATTTAGTTGAAGGCAGTGTTGCAGCCATAAGCAAATATTATGTGGTAGAGGAAGGCACTCGGCCAGCAGAAGGTTATGCACCTAGCTGGTGGCCACATCTTTGGCGTATCAAGTGCAACCCTATGAAAGACACACAAGAGTTCAAGGATATATTAGATAAACCGCTTTTGGATAGCTTGGGCAACCCTGTGTTGGATAACAGTGGAAACACTCTCACTGTGGGAGATGTGGTAAGCACACGTACAGCTGAGCTGGAAATAAATGATGCTATATTGGAACTTGCGGAACAAAAAGTGCCGTTCCGTAACGTTCAAGGAGCACAGTTTTATGTTTTACAAGGTGACTTAGACAAACCAGTAACTATTTGGGCTGGCGATGGTATTCCTCCCAACCAAAGCAAGCCTGTTGCCAGTGGAAATAGTTGGCCTGCAACTCCTCACGACGGTGATTACTTCCTTAGAACCGACTGGAGTCCAGCTATTTTGTTTACATGGCAAGCAAATCGCTGGCGGAGAACAGAAGCCAACTGGCGCGCACCTTGGTTGCCAGCAAACCGCTTGCTCGCAACATTCATCAACAACGACAATATAACTAATTTACAGGATGGTACAACTATTACACAAAAGCAGCCGCTTAACGAAGTTATACCTCCTAAACTTGATCCAGACATTATTTAAAAAAGGACCCTGGAATGATTACACAAGAACAACTACAACAATGCTTCCCAAAAACCTCAATGGAAACTTGGTATGAACCTTTTGTGCAAGCAGCAACTCGTTGGGAAATAAACACTCCACATCGCATTGCAGCATTTCTAGCACAAACTGGTCATGAAAGTGCCGATTGGAAAATACTAGAAGAAAACCTCAACTACAGCAGTGAACGTCTGCGTGTGGTATTTCCAAAATATTTTAGCAGTGATGCACAAGCACAACCGTATCATCGTCAACCACAAAAAATAGCGAACAGAGTTTATGGCGGACGCATGGGCAATGGTCCAGAAGAATCAGGCGAAGGTTTTAGATTTCGCGGACGTGGATTAATTCAGCTAACAGGCAAAAGCAACTATACTCGTTGCAGTCAAACAGTGTTTAGTGATGAAAGCCTGCTTGATGATCCCGACTTCCTTGTTACTCCCGATGGTGCTCTAGCCAGTGCTTGTTGGTTCTGGACAGCAAACAACTGCAATCCAGTAGCTGATCAACAGGATCATGTTAAACTGACCAAAATCATCAATGGTGGCACACATGGTTTGGATGATAGAATAGCTCGTTATAATCGTTATTTGTCAATAATTTCATAAAAGCATGGATCATTTTTACAGCGGACAACTACGCAACTATCGAATGCAGATTATTCGTGCATTTAGCAACTTCTCTGTGAAATATGGAGACGGCACGTTGCGTCGTGTCCCCTGTAGATATGGCGATCCCAGCCGCATAGCTGAAAATGTTGTGCGCGGCGGCAGTGAAAACAAGCTACTCAGTTGCCCTTTTATAACAGTGTTCATTCGTGACATTGCCATGAATAACACTCGCCGCCAAGATCCCACTTTGGTAGACACTGTGCAAGTTAACGAACGAAACTACAACACTGAAACACAACGATACGGTAATGATGTAGGCAACAGATATACTGTTCAACGTTACATGCCAGTGCCTTATGATTTGACAGTGCAAGTGGATATTTGGACCAATAACTTGGACAGCAAAGAGCAGCTTGCTGAACAGATTTTAGTGCTTTACAATCCCAGCATTGATATTCAAACCAGTGTTAATCCTCTGGATTGGAGTTGGTTAACTGTTCTTGAAATGCAAGAAAGCATAACTTGGTCTAGTAGAAGTATTCCGCAAGGCACAGATAATCCAATTGATGTTATGACCTTGAACTTCCGTATTCCTATTTGGATCAATCCCCCAGCTAAAGTTAAACGACAAAGCCTGATTCAAGAAATCATTACCAATATTATTGATCCTTCAACTCCTATTTCGGACATGGAGTGGACAACTGAAGAGTTCCTAGCTAGAATGTGGACTACACCTGGCAACAGCGGCATAGTGGTTGTTCAGGAAAACGGTCTAACTAAAATCAAACTTGCCAACAGTGCCGGGGTTACTACAGATACTGATCAAAATCCCACAGTTGTTTGGAGTTGGTCCAATCCTGTGGTAGATCCTGGCAGTCAGTTTACATGGAACTCAAATACATATACCTTAACCAGCAGCACAAATGTTTCTAGCATGGTTAGTGAAATACGCAGTCAACTTCCTAATGATACTTACAACTGTCTGCTATTCAATCAAAATCAAATACAGTTTATTAGCACCAATGTTTTAGATCAAACTTTTGCCGAAATAACCCCGGGAGTTTTGAATAGCTTGGGCTTGCCTGCTACTTACAATGGTGGTGACTTGGCTTGGTGGAGATTTTTCAAACCTTTTGGTGATTTTCGCAGTTATGATCAATGGGCAACTCAAGGCAGCAAGCTCAAGATACGCTTGACGGAAAATCCCGATAAAACTGAGCCTGCTATAGAAGGCTACATGGATTTTGATCCACAGGATCAAAACAAAATTATCTGGCGCTTGGATGATTCCACATTACCAGGAACAGAAATCACAACTATTAATGCAGTAGTTAACCCTCAGCTTTCTGGTCCCAATGCTGGATTGCCTCCTGCACAGACAGGACAAAGATACTTGTTAACAGATGACATGCCCGAGACCAATATTGCCTGGATGGGAAATTTGGCCGCTGTGACAAACAGTATTGTGGAATATGATGGCAGCAGTTGGTTTGTGGATTTTGATCCCACTGCGCATGTAGATGACACCTACTGGGTTTACAGTCTATTGACAGGTAGATATCTCCAATGGAAAAATGAAAATTGGAGTAACCTTGTAAACGGACTATATAGACCAGGCCAGTGGTATCTCAGTATATAACTGCTAAATATCTCAGGAGACCAAAATGACCACTAGTACCTTGCGAGTCAACTTGATTAATGAAGTTAAAAGAATGCTAGGTGGAAGCATGATTGATCGTGAGTTGGAATCTGAAGATTACGAACTAGCCGCTACTTTGGCTTTTGAGCGTTATAACTTGCGTAGCGGAAATGCTCAAGAAGAAGCTTATATGTTTTTGGAGTTAGTGAACGAAGAAGGCGTTTACTATCTACCTCAAGAAATCATAAGTGTGCGACAGATATTTCGTAGAGGTTTGGGTGAAACTAATGGTGGGACAAGTTTAGATCCCTTTAGCTTGGCATATACTAACTTGTATCTTTTACAAGCAGGTGCTGGTGGCGGTTACACTGCAGGACTACTGACATATGAAGCATTCAACCAGTTTCTCAAACAAGCTGGGCGTATGTTCGGCGCTTATTTGAACTATTCCTTTAACACAGTAACTAAAAAACTGCAACTTGTTAGAAAACCCACAGGTGGTGAAGCAGTGTTGCTTTGGGTTTACAAGACAAGAACAGAAGATGAGCTGTTAAGCGATCCTTTTGCTAGACCCTGGATACGCAACTATACCTTGGCTTGGTCAAAACAAATGCT